GCTGGCCTCGACCTGTCGCAGACGACCGACTTAACGGCTGCCGTTGCGGTCATAGAAAAGACGGGCCGTTTAAATGTGATCGCTCACTTTTGGATGCCGTCGGAACGCATCGACGAGGCGACAGATCGGGACGGCGTTCCGTATTGGACGTATGTCAAACGGGGCTTGTTATCGCTCTCCGGGGACAATTTCGTCGATTACCACGACGTTTATGCGTGGTTCGAGGATTTGGTCAGGGTGCACGAGATTTACCCGTTAAAGGTCGGATATGACCGTTACAGTTCGCAGTATCTCGTTAAGGATCTCGAGGCGGGCGGTTTCCAATGCGACGACGTGTATCAGGGTGATAACTTGTGGCCTGTTCTGCAAGAGCTGGAGGGGCTTATAAAAGACAACACGCTTTATATAGGCGACAACGACCTATTAAAAATGCACTTGCTCAATTCTGCGATAAAGATGAGCAACGAGCGAGGACGGGGCCGTCTAATAAAAATAAATCCGACGAGCCGAATCGACGGCACGGCAGCGTTGACCGACGCTATCTGTGTTCGTCAGAAATGGTACGGCGAAATCGGGCAACAGTTATTGAACGAGTAGAGGGTTAAAAAATATGAGTTTGTTTGACCGAATATTCCGCCCGGACGAGGCGAAAAAGAGCGACGAGGCACTACATAATGCCCGCACACTTTTTCAAACTCTGACGGCATACCAGCCCGTTTTTACAAACTGGGGCGGGGCAATCTATGAGAGCGAAATCGTCAGATCTGCGATTGATGCGAGGGCGAGACATATCAGCAAGCTAAAAATCGAACTGATTGGTTCCGCTAATCCGTCGTTACAGAGCAAGCTGAGACAAGGCCCGAATCAATGGCAAACATGGAGCCAATTCCTTTACCGAGCCTCAACGATTTTAGACGTTACGAATAATTGCTTTATTGTTCCTGTGTTCGACGAGCGGATGATCATAACGGGCCTGTTCCCGGTGCTGCCGTCAATGTGCACATTGGTCGAGTATGACGGCGAGATATGGATCCGTTATCAGTTTTCGAACGGACAGGTCGGAGCGGTCGAGTTTCGCAAGTGTGCGGTTCTGACAAAGCACCAATACAGAGACGACTTTTTCGGCTCGTCAAATGCTCCGTTGCACGACACGATGCAGCTGATACACATTCAGAATCAGGGCATCGAGGAGGCTGTTAAAAATACGAGCACGTTCCGCTTTATGGCTCAACTTTCCAATTTCGCGAAACCTGACGATTTAGCAAAAGAGCGTGAACGTTTCACGGCGGAGAATCTGTCGACAGAATCGTCGGCGGGCGGGTTCCTGTTATTCCCGAACACGTACAAGGATATCAAACAGGTCGACGTCAAGCCGTACACGGTCGACGCTGATCAGATGGAACAGATCCGGCAGAACGTCTACAACTATTTCGGAGTTAACGAGGACGTACTACAGAACAAGGCGTACGGCGACGCATGGTCGGCGTTTTATGAGGGTGCGGTCGAGCCGTTTGCGATTCAGTTCTCGGAGGCCGTAACAAAGGCGTTATTTTCTGAGCGTGAACGTGCACAGGGTTCGGAACTCATGGCAACGTCGAATCGCTTGCAGTATATGAGCAACGCCGACAAATTGAACGTGTCAAGCCAGCTCCTCGACAGGGGCATTTTTAGTATTAACGACGTCCGTGATATTTGGAATCTCCCGCACGTTGAGGGCGGAGACGAGAGAATCATACGAGGCGAATACTATCCGGCAACGGAAAAGATCAACGGAGGTACAGACAATGCCGATGAAAGCGAATAGGGAATACAGAGACATGAGGCTCGACATCGTGACACGGGCCGAGGACGACCAGAACTCCGCCGAGGAGCGCAAGATCGTCAACGGTTACGCCTCGACATTCAATGAGCCGTACACACTTTACGAGGACGACGACATCATTTTTAGAGAACAGGTCGACTCATCTGCATTTGATAACACCGATATGTCGGACGTAATCATGCAGTACAACCACGAGGGCAGAGTATTCGCCCGCATTAGCAATAATACTCTGAGAGTTCAGCCGGACGATCAGGGTTTATTTATTGAGGCCGATCTCGGAGGTACCGAGCTGGGACGCCAGCTATATGAAGAGATCGCCGGAGGATATACCGACAAAATGAGTTTTGGCTTCATTGTCGACAAGGACGAGGAGCTGCGTACAGAGGCAGCCGACGGACGTGTCGACATACTCCGAACCATCAAAGGCATATCCAAACTCTTTGACGTTTCAGCCGTTTCAATCCCGGCGAACGATGCGACGTCAATCGCAGTTCGCAATCTGACCGACGGAGTGATCGAGCAGATCAGGGCGGAGAGACTCGAGGCGGAGAGAATCGAGACAGAGCGTAGGAGAGCAATCGTTAAAGCAAAAGCAATCATGTCAGGAGGTAACAAATGACAAGAGAAGAAATCATGCTCCTCGATTTTGAGGGCGTGGAAAACAGAGCAAGTCAGATCGTTGTCGAGCTGGCTGATGCTGATGCAGAGGGCATCGAGACTCTCAACGCAGAACTCGAAGCAATCGAGGAAAGAAAAGCCGTACTCAATGCAGAACTCGAGGAAAAGAGACAGGCTGCACAGGCCGTCGCAGAGGGTGCGGGCAAGGTAATCGAAACACGAAAGGAAGAGAAGAAAATGTCAATGGAAATCAGAAACTCTCACGAGTATATCGAGGCTTTCGCAAAGTACGTTAAGACAGGCTCCGACAAAGAGTGCAGAGCGCTCCTGAGCGACAACGTAACCACAGGCACAAACGGTGTTATTCCTGTTCCGTCATTCGTTGGCGAAATCGTAGCAAAGAGACTCGAGGACAGCGAGATCCTCAGAAGAGTCAGAAGAATGAACGCAGCCGGAAACGTAAAGGTCGGATTTGAAATCGACGCTCCGGCAGCAACTGCACACACAGAGGGCGGAAATGCTGTTGCAGAGGAGGCACTCGTTCTCGGTATCGTAAACCTCGCTCCTGTTACATTCAAGAAGTGGGTCAGCGTATCCGACGAGGCTCTTGATTCAATGAGCGGAGAGGCTTATCTGTCCTACATCTACGACGAAGTTGCAAGAGGAATCATCAAGGCAGAGGAGAATGCAGTTGTTGCAGCTATCCTCGCAGCTCCTCAGACAGCTACAAAGACCGCTCCAGCCGTTGCCAAGACAGGAACCGCTGCGGGCAACATTGCAGACTTTGTAAACGCAAGAGCACTCCTGTCAAGCGCAGCAGAGAACCTCGTAATCATTGCAAGCCCGGCACAGTACGCACAGTATAGAGCACTTCAGATGGCTGCACAGTACGGAGTGGATCCGTTCGACGGCCTTGAGGTTCTGTTCTCTGACGCTGCAACAGCTCCAATCATCGGAGATCTGTCCGGCGTAATGATGAATCTGCCTAAGGGCGACGCGATCGAGTTCAAGTATGACGATACAAGCCTCATGACCTCCGATATGGTAAGAATCCTCGGACGTCAGCCAGCAGCTATCGGCGTAGTTGGCAACAAGTTCTTTGCAAAGGTTGCAGAGTAATGAAAATCGAACTGCTCCATGACACGGTAGTTCGCTTTGCAAAAGGTACAGTTCTCGAGGTTTCCGATGCGGAGGCCTCGAGGCTAATTGCCTTTAATAACGCCGTTAGAGTAGAAGAGAAAAAGACCGAAGCAAAGACGGCAAAGAAAAAGAAATAGTTGTGAGGTAGTGCGATATGTTGGAGAAAGTAAAGACAGCTCTCAGGATCACAACAACCGTATACGACGACGAACTGACAGATCTGATTACATCGGCACAGTTGGATCTCGGCGTTGCGGGTGTAGTGCTCCCGGAGACAATCGACACACTCGTTACACGGGCGATCATTACGTACTGCAAAGTGCATTTTGGTTTGCCTGACGACGCTGAGAGGCTCAAGAGGTCGTACGACGAACAAAAGGCCCAGCTCGTAACGTGTACGGGATATACGGATTGGGGTGAGGCGTAATGTACGACAGCGTTGCGACACTAAAGGCGTACGGTGAGCCGACATACGACGGGTACGGCAACGAGTTCGTTCCTGAGATCACGACAACGGTATTTGTTCAGCCGAGGGGCGT